GATACAATAAATACTACACAATCCTTTTCTCTTATGCGTTACGTTCTTTTTGACGACCACTTTGATGAGGTCGGCACATATGATTCTATCTACGAGTTACGTAAGTTTCTCTGTGATCGTAAATATGAACTTGATTGCGATAAGGATATAGGAGACACTTTCGATTACATTAAACATATCAAATGGCACTTTGATATTAAACAAGACTAGGAGGAACAATGTCAGGAGATTACTTTTCACACACTGATAGAAAGTATGACGAAATTATAGAAAGGTTAGAAGCTTTAGAGAGGAAGGTAGCAAACTCTAAACTGATGATGAAGAGAACCTTGGATGGCGAGTACGAGAAACTTGTCGATGTTGTAGTCGAACATGATAGAACTATTACAGAGATTGTAGAACATACTGTGGGAACTTTAGATCCATCGGGAGATACGAATTGGTAAAAAACCCGCGTAACCCCGCGTTGGTCTCAAAGTATAAATAGGAGAATGGAAAAGAAACCTGTTATCTATATGTCTGCGTTAGCACGCAAGTTAGCAGACCTTTCGCACACATCACAACCATCATGGCAGCAGTATCAAGAAAAGGAGACAGTTTATCCACAGGTCACGCTTGTACAGGATCAACAACTCTCTCCACCCCTTCTCAGTCAACTGTCTATGCTAATGGCATCCTTATCGCAAGAGTAGGAGACCCAACTGTATCACACCCCTTTCCACCTGTACCAGCTTGTGCTCCACATGTTGCTACAGTAAATGCAGGATCCCCCAATGTATATGTGGCAGGAGTGAAAGTTGCTCGTATTGGCGATAGTGCCGATGCAGGAGCAATGACTGGGGGAAGTCCAACAGTATTCGCAAATGAACTTTAAACTATGGCAATGACATGGAACACTGGAAACAGTATTGAATCGAAACCAAAGAAAACAGCACAAGGTCGTGGACAGCACACGAAGTATAGTGCTACATCAAGAAACAAAGCAAAGAAGAGGTATCGTGGCCAAGGCAAATAGAATTGTAGATGGTAAAAGAAATGCTAATATTCCTGTAGATATGTCGGATCATTTCTACGATCATGGAAATGAATATTGCAGATATCTAATCACAGACCCACGTTCTGACAGAAAACGTAAAAAAGACGTATAAATATATTGATAGCACTATATTGATACAAAAGTGGCATTGACATCGAAGTCATTCCGTGACTTCTCATTGACATTTGAAAAGAATGCAGTTACAAATGATATTTTGTCACTGAAGAATGAAGCAGCCATTAAAGAAGCAGTTAAGAATATAGTATTATACAATTTTTATGAGAAACCTTTTGATCCTGCCTTCGGTGGTAATATCATAGGATTACTATTTGAGAATTATTCTACTGGTCTAACATCAGAGATCGAAGAAAGAATTACTAATGCAATACAGATACATGAACCCAGAGTTGCAGTTTACGAAGTAATGGCAGACTTTGAAGATGATCGTAATGAAATGAACATTAGTGTGAAATACGTTATCTTAGGAATACCTCCTAAACTTGATGATATCAGCTTAGCATTTAAACCATAATGGCATTCAACCAAGTTAATGCTCTTGAATTTAACGAAATCAAGGCACAGATAAAAGAATATTTAAGATCGCAGTCACAATTTAGCGATTATGACTTTGAAGGATCATCTCTTACAGTACTTTTAGACACTCTTGCCTATAATACGTACTATACAGCGGTAAATGCGAACCTTGCGGTCAACGAAGGGTTCCTTGAGACGGCAGTTTTACGTGAAAATGTTGTAAAACTTGCTCGTATGCTCGGTTATACACCAAAAAGTGCAAGAAGTGCGACATGTACAGTCGATATTTCGATTCAGACAGTGTTTCCATACCCTACAACTGTCACAATGGCAGCAGGATTGGTACTAAACTTCACAGGATTGGATAATAACAACTTTGTTTTCTCTCTTCCGACTGATAATACAGTATCTGTAGACAGTTTAACAGGTATCGCAACATTTTCTAACATAGTTTTAAGTGAAGGATTGTTTCTTACAGACACTTTTGTAAAAGATACGAACCAGAGACAGAGATTTATACTTACAAATGAACTAGCAGACACCTCTTCCATGATTGTAGAGGTAACTTCTGGTACAATTACAGAGAAATATTTACAAGCAACCGATATTACGAAGATAGATGGCAACTCTAAAGTGTTTTTCTTAGAGGAAAGTGAGTATGAGATTCCCGAAGTTCTATTTGGTGACGGAATTATTGGTAAAAACCTTGCCAATGGTGATGTTGTTGACGTAAAATACACAACTTCAACAGGAACTGGTGCAAATGGACTGAAAGTTTTCAATAATATTGGTACATTTAGAGATAATAATCTAAATGCGATCACTTCTGGCATTACAATTGCAGTTACAAGCTTCCCAGACGGAGGTGCTTCAGCAGAAAGTACAGAATCTATCAAGTTTGCTGCTCCAAAATTCTACTCTGCGTTCGGTAGAGCAGTTTCTACGCAAGATTATGAAGCAATAGTTCCACAAATTTACTCAAATGTGGGTTCTATAGCATGTTATGGTGGTGAAGAAGCAGAACCACCTGAGTATGGCAAGGTATTTTTGGCAATCAAACCAAAAAATGCTGATAAATTATCACTTTCTGAGAAAAATGCGATTCTGAAGAAGTTAAAAGAGTATTCTGTAGCTGCAATTCAACCTTCTATCATTGATCCGAGCATACTTTACATTGATTTGACTACTTTTGCCTACTATAACCCTAATGTTACACGTAGAGAACCATCAGAAGTCAAGAATGTCATCATATCAGCGTTAACTTCACTCAACCAAAGTGCGGAGTTCAACAAATTTGGTGGAAAATTCAAGTATTCCAAGTTACAAAAGATAATTGATGATGCAGAGTCATCAATTACATCTAATATAACACGTGTGAAGATGAGAAAGAACGTAACAGTCGAACTCAATGCACGTGTTAACTACAAAATATGTTATGGAAACAGAATTAATCAGCAAACATCAACGAAACCTTCAGTTTCTTCGTCTGGTTTCAAAATTGTTGGTGATGACGTTAATACGTATTATCTAAATGATGATGGTGCGGGTACATTACGTTTGTATTATGTAAAAGGAACTGGTGAGTTTGAGTATGTGGATGGACTATGGGGAACTGTAGACTATGACATGGGTGAAATTGTAATTAACGACTTGATTATTCAGTCAACTATGGTAACTAATAATCAATTACAAATATCTGCTTGCCCTAAGTCAAATGATTTGATTTCTTTACGAGAAACTTATCTGACACTAGGTATAGATAATACGACTGTTAGTGTAGTAGAAGATACTATCAGTAGTGGTTCAAATCTTTCTGGAACAGGAGTACTTCCAGAATCTAGCTATCAATACTAAGAATGACAAATAGTAGTTGGAAAGTTGGGTCGTGGACTACCCCGACCACCACGGTTACAGCAACGCCTGTACCGTCGGAGGTTAGTCCTGAGTCAAGATCGAAGATATCTACAAATATATCGGCACAGTTTCCTAGTTTTATACAGGAAAACTTTCCTACGTTCATAGAATTTGTAAAAGAGTACTATAAATCACAAGAATTAAAAGGATATTGCATTGACATCATCCAAAACTGGGGTGATTACTATAATATTGACCAATATGGAGAACTTGTAACCCAAACGACGCTAATTTCCGCTGTTACAACGTCTTCTACAACAATTGACGTCGAATCTACACGTGATTTTCCGTCAGAAGGACTTTTATTGATTGGTGATGAGATAATTTACTATCAAAGTAAAGGATCTACGCTATTTCAGACATGTTCACGTGGATTTAACGCTGTAAAGGCGGTTGGACTGCAAGGAGAGTACAATTTTGAGTCTACAACTGCTGCAAGTCACGAAATTGGTGCTACAGTTGTCAATTTGAACAATATTTTCCCACTTTACATGTTAGGGAAGTTCAAAGAGCAGTTTTTATCAACATTTCCAAAGAATTTTGCAACTGGTGTAACTGAAAGTACAGTAATTAAGAGAATCAAAGATTTTTACGCTTCAAAAGGTTCTACTAGGTCTTTCCAATTTGTATTAAGGTCACTTTTCGGTGTTGAGTCTCAAGTGTCTTATCCACGAGACAGAATATTCAAACCATCCGATGCATATTACACTTCTAGAGAAGTTATCCGTGCAGTTCCTGTAACAGGAGATCCAATTGCACTTGTAGGTCAAGTATTGTATCAAGAAGCGGATGCAACAGACCCTGACGTCGATGCAGCACGAATTTATGTAAAAGGAGTCGTAGAAGTCTTTACTCCTCAAGGATCTATCTTTGAAATTGACGTAGATACCAATAATTCATCTGGTACATTTGTTACACCGTATAAAACTGTCTTAGCTTCGGATTTAGGTGCTAATTTGATAGATGACGTTGTAACAGTCGATTCTACAATTGGGTGGCCAGAACAAAATGGTAGATTTAGGATAGAAGACGAAATAATCACTTATACAGACAAAACTGTTACACAATTCTTAGGATGTAGTCGTGCTAGAGAGAATACAGTCAATGTTGCCCATGATGCAGGGCAAGAAGTGTTTGCTGCGTTCAAAATTTACGGTAATTCAAATGTAGACGGATCAGAGATACAATTAAAGGTATATGGTGGAACTAGAGGCGTTATATTGGAAGATGGTGGAAGATATTACTTACCAGACTCAAAAGTCACTACTCCAAGCAATCCTGGCTTCGATAGTCTTGATCCAATCTACGATAGTTTCATATACAACGTCAGACGTGCTCTCAGAGGCGAGTCAGCGACCCTAGGAAGTATGAATGCCGATGGATCGGTAAAATGTACTGTAGTCACTAAAGAGAAGCATAGATTAGTCAGAGATGACGTAATTAGAATTTTAAATGCACCAGAGGACATCTACAACAACAATCATGACGTTGTAGGTATTGTTGACGACTTTACTTTTGAGTTTAACTTTACCATGATGCCAGCACAAGGTATTAGTGGTTATGAGTTCTATATTGCTAGAGAATTTGCATATGGAAAGAGTGATTACGGTTCTATCAATAATGTAATCAATAAATTTACAGGAGACGTACAAAATACTTACAAATCCACATCTAACGTTATTGTTGCTAGTACAGGTGTACCAACACACAAGATAGGACCTTTTGGTGCTAATGATTTAGTGCCAGGCAACCAAAGGTACTTAAAACGCATTCCAATCACACCTTCAGTCAAAAGTACAAAGACTGCAACTCCTGTGGGACAAGTTGGTCTTGGTGTAAATGGAGTTCCCTTCTTTTCATACAAAGGAGAGGGTATTAAGAAGTATGGTGGTCTATTATCAATAACAAAGGTAAATGGTGGTGAAGGATACGATATTACAAACCCTCCTACAGTACAATTTGAAGCAGAACATAAATTAGGTGCAACTTACCCATCATTAGCAAGAGTAAAGTATAACGGACTAAGATATGTCGCAGATACTGCGGGTGTGACCTCTACTACAACGCATCCTACACATAACTCTGGTACTGTAACACTTGGAACTGTTAACTGGACATATGAGGGTGAGTCTGCCGAAGCGACTGTAA